ATTTAGTAATGTAGATTTTATTCTAGTTGATACGGGCATTATAATCACCTTCTATTTCTTGTGTTTTATTCATACCAATAGGTAAACCACTCTTCCCTATTTGGCCTCTTGTGTTGTTACCTTTAACACCACCTATAAGGAAAGCAGTTGTAGATACTATTCTTTCACTTACTCTTACTACAGTTTTTATTTGTATTCTTCCAAACATAGTAATATTTTCTTTTAAGTTTTGAATAAAAGAATTCGGATTAGTTTCATTACTCTCCATACTTATTCCCTCATTTATTCCTTGTAATATACCCTCTAGTCCGGTATCAATAGTCAAAAGAACTAAATCAGCACTCCTTCTCAAAGGATGATGCACTACCTCAGTAACTATATGTTGAGTACCACCATAATCAATTGCCATGCCGGGTCTTAAATCATTTAAATTAACATGACCTTGACTCGTTATCGAGCCACTTTCTAAAGAATTAGCACGAAGTATTTGTCTACCAACTCTTCTAGCAGCCATAGTAGTGTTTACAGTTGCATCAAAGATTGGTTGCCCTTCTATTACCTCACCATTTACTCCGCTTTGTCTATCGGTATCATCTAGTGTTACAATTACAGAATCATTCAAAGCAAGGGGTTTACCTTGAATTGTAATTCTGTTAGGTATGTTTGCTACTTTGTCACTAGATTGAGAGCCAGTTTTCATATTTGGGTCTACATAAATATTCGATTCGCTAAAACTTATCGGCACATAAATCATATTACCAAATCTATCTAACATAGTCATTCTTGTATCATGCCTACCAAGGAATCTTAACGCTGACATAATATTTATTTTATTGAAATCTTTTGCTACAAATCTATTAGAGTGTTTTCTATCATCACTTTTCTTACTATTTGTTTTAGATATGTTAAAACTCGTAAGGCTACTGTTTGTAATTGATTCACCTAATTTTATTGCTAAATCAGTAGTTCTAAACCCGACATCAATAGGTTGACCTAATCTAACTTCGTTACTATTGAATCCTATATCGGAAAGTGATTTGTCTTTCATATTAGTCAAATTGATTTTATTACCATCTACGGTAGAAGGGAGAAGTCTTTCACTTTGTGCGTGTGCATTATACAGTAGAGAAGGTAAATTGGTTGATGAAATAATTTCAGCGTTAAAGAATGGAATTGCTGTCGAAGAATGTCCATCTCCGCCTTTGTATAATAGTTCAACAAACGATTGTCCTTCGACGATTCTAAATGTAGTATCGGGCATGATTTGGATTTCTTGATAATATTTATCCGCTTTGTATAATACATTATTACTTTGACTTTTATTTATTTTAGTAAAATGTACAGCGTTATCTACAAACACCGGTTTACGAACATGTTTCATAATATTGGAAAAGGTTTCAGTTCTCCCATCGTAAATATTTTTAATCAACCTACCCACTCAATCAACTCCCGTCACCCGTATGGTCACCATCATTAAACGATACATCACCCTTATGTCCTTTAGGATGAAGGGACTGACTGAATCTTGGTTGTACAGTAAAATCTTTTCTTGTAGTTTTAGTACCATCTTCATTGATAGTTTTCTTTCTACTTACATCAGCCCTGTAATGCTGTAATGTATTTTCACTAATTACTACTCTTCCTACAGTATTATTCATCGAGGGTATTCTTCTTACTGTATCTGTATATGTAATACCCTTTGTATCTATATCCGATAAAGTAGGATTGTTTCCTTTTAGTATCAATGGAGTGTGTGCTAGAGTATTATTGTAAATAGGTGCATAAGGTGGGTTGGTATCGGGGTTAGTTGCTCTTAGATAGAAACCTGCGGATGCTCTAGCATTAGGCATATCATAAGCAAATATACCGTACTTACCACCTACGGTAAGTTGATGAATACTCATACTACTATAACTCGCTACATACTGTGGACTACCGGCATGTAAATTCATCGCATTAAAAAATTGTACACTTAAACTATTTATTTTTCTAATAGGTCTTAACATCAGTGATATTTCTCTTTCTGTTTTATTTGCATCCGCATTGTATATTCCTGTAAAGTAAGGATTTGGAGATTTATGTTGAGTTGAACCGCTTATATTATATTTGATAGAAAGGTAACTTTCCCATTGTAAAATTTCATTATCTGTAAGATGCCTGTTAAATTTAATAACTTCTGCGACTTTTCCAATAAGAGCAAATGTTGAACCGGAACCGGTGTCATTTATTTTACCTACTTGACTTGCCTCATCTGTATTTTTGTAATAATTAGGAGTAGCAGTTGCTACTTGTGTACCATCAACTCTTAATGTTTGGGCGGTTACAGCACCACCTGCACCATTACCACCTTCAATAAACAAAGTAAGAATATTTGGTTGATTAACTACGGCACTTCCCGTTGCGGAGTTTATATTATTCCAAGAAGAACTTTGACCGACCCAAAACTCCCATCTATTATTACTACCGGTCATATTAGCATATATGTTGTAGCCTTTTCTACTAGCCCCAGTGAAACTTCTACTTTCAAAACCTACTTGATAATTATTATTATCATTATTAGTACACATAACAATAAAAGTAGTAAATTCATTAGTATTCAATTCAGCATCAAATGATTTTAACAATACATCATCGGTGGCGAAATTGATAACAGGCTTTCCATTAAAAGCACCATCCGAAGCAATATATGTTGGTTGGTCGGTAGTAGTGGATTGGGTAAAATGTCTATTATTACCACTTATATCTTTCCATTCTGTAACATTAGCACCGTTAGTTAGTTGTAAACTTTCCGAATTAAGCCATAAAACCAAACCACTTGACGGTAATGAACCCCAATCACCTAATGATACGGGTGCAGAATAGTTTTTCAATTCTAATATATTAGTGCCACCAAGATTCTTAAACATAGAAGCGTTATTGAAATACCAATTAAAAGCACCTGCTGATTTGTAACTTGTAGATATTTCATTAAGTTGAGTTTGAATGTAAATATTTCGTAATATTCCTCTTTGTCCAACTTGATAATTAGTATGTAAACTATGCGCCTCAGTAGTTATAATCATAGCATTATTATCTATACCTTCAAAGTTCTCTACATCTAAACCTATCTTTGGACTACTTCTACTAACTACATCTGTATATGGAGTATTCAAATATAGAGTATTAGGTTTTTGACTTAATTGCCTATGGCTTAAAGTTGCATCCGGTTTCAATAATCCATAATCATCTATATTTAATCTAGCACTTATACCTCTTGGTACTTCATCTGTACCTAACACTGTATTTTTAGGTCTTATGTATCCATTACCAATATTTGGTTCAGCAGTATTATGCGAAAGCACTGCACCCTTTGAAGTAGGTACTTTACCCGTAACAACTTGTGTAGGTAATTCATCTAAAACATCTAAAGGTCGAAATATATCATTAATAAAAGATGTAGGCGGTCTAATACCTCTTCCGTTACCTTCATCACCAACTCTTGTTGGTCTTTGCGGGAAATAGAAATCAACTATTTCATTTTGTATACCGGAATTAATTGCGTTATAACTACCTACTTGAGAAGGTATTGTATCATAAGGGGCAATAAATGGATTGCTTGTGGTGGCTGAAACATCTAATTCAAACACCACATGCTGAGAACTGCTACTATCATGCGGATGTATTATTTTCTTAAAATTATAAAATGTATGCCCCATATAAAATGGATTGTACGGATGGGTACCACTCCCGTAAAGAAATTTATTTACTATGACTTTTTCAGCATTTGCTTCCTTTGATGACCAAGCCGGACTAATTCCAAATCCACGAACCGGCATTCTTCTAACATCTTCACCACGAGTATTACCCCACCAATCTATAAGATAATATTGTGATGCAAGTGCTACATCAAGTATACCATGTCCATAACCATCACCTAACCACTCTCTTCTTATGTGTGGTTTATACAATAAATTAGTTTCTGTATTAGCAGATAAATCGGAGTTGTTTCTTAAAGTTCTTACAGGACATCCAAACGGTCTTGTCATACGCATACCATCGGAGTATCTTGTAACTTTACCGTACTTGTTGAATACATTACCTCCTAAAATATTTTCCATACCAGCAAAATTTGTTTGTCTTTCTAATATACCTACATAAGTTGTATCAAAGGTAGAATTACCACCCGATGGTGAACTTTTACCACCGGCATATATCCAAGTACTAGTACGATGTCTACCTTCTATCAAAGGACCATGTTTGTAATCATTACTTCCACCACCTGCACTAACAATACCTTCTTCTAAATATGCCCTCATACCATACCAAGCCCATCGAGGTTTGTTGTACGGTTGCCTTAATCCGAATCGGTAACCAAATGGTCTTGGTCTTGTATTTGGCATATCACCGCTTGTATAAGATGACCAACCGCTTAATGATTGTTCATAATCTTCAACATCAACTCCGGCATTTACATTGTAAGAACCATCATCACCATCATCGTGCCATATAGGTCCTCCATCATCTACAGCATAAGAAGTCGGTAACATCCAACTTGTAGATACATAGCCAAATCCATCTAGTCTACTTACTATCGGTCCACCTCTACTTCCACAAGGCCAATAATTGTATAGTTGAATATTCATACTGGGTTTATCATAAGCACTAGAACCACCTTGGTCACGATAGGAATTACCTGCACTATCTTTACCGGTAACACCATTCATACCATCTCCTATACCACCAATCATAACGGCTGAATTAACTGTAATTTCATTTGGTGTAGTTTCAAATACATTGATAACCGTAGCCGAAGTAGCAACTGCACCATTTACTGTATACATTCTACCATCTACTGATATTCTGTCACCATCACTAAGGGCAGTGCCGGTGTTAGTTGTAATAGTGTTAGTTCCATGAGATGCTACTAACCTGTTAGTGGCTAAAGAAGTAATAATTTTTGGAGTTTGTATGTCTAATGCAAATGGACCAAGACTCGCATAATATGTACTGTCGTGATAGTGTATGGTTTCAAATGTAGTAGGCATGTGGTTAGGTGTTGATTTTTCAAAATCATAATCCGTTAAACTAATACCCAAATAAGGTGACCAAGAACAAATAAATGAATCGGGTAAATGTAAACTGTTAGTATCTCTACTACCCTGTAATGTCTGTGGAAGTGTTCTTGTCATAATACTTCTTTCGGAATCAGTAAATATTTCAGTAGCATTTCTACTTATATCATTTTGCTTAGTTAGACGCAGTATAGTTCCCGCAGTAAGATTACTTACGAATCCCGCAGGTGGGCTTGATAGATTGATAAATTTATGTCTATTCATAGTATTTGATGGTGAAGCGGCAAAGCCACTACGGGTAGACCAATTAGAGGTTCGCCTTACACCGTTTGCATCTATGTAGTAAATCATTTCACCATACATTGGCTCTATCGGGAAATCACTTGCATCATCAACTGTAAGAACATTACTACTTTCACTGATAAATGCACAATTAGGATTTAGACTTATACTTCGTAATACTTCATCATACATATTAGGATGAGTACTTGGGTAACCTGCAAGAGTAAGTTGCGCCCCTATACTTCCGGTGTTTGCTCTTATGAATAAATAATAGTTATCTAATCTATGATGGCTTAAAAATCTAAATCCTTTTGCGCTATTGCTACCCGTAGTTATTGTTGGTTTTTGTGGATGGACTATAGACCACCACGGTATGTTAGTAGTCATACCCGGCGTAGATTGTACAAACATTTGTGGATGATATGGTAATGACTGACGAGTAAAAGCCGGTGCTTCTGTACCTTGAACACCAAATGGATTGTAAGTCATTAAGTTAGGTATATTAGTAAATTGTCCACCGTGGTCGGGGTCGTGGTCTAACATAACTTCGTTAATCATAACCTCACAACCTCTTACATCTGCCATAGTAGCATTAGCGAGTACTAATGCCATACCACCTGTTGCAGTATCTAATTCACGAATACCAACAACTAATGCGGTTTGCTGACTTGTTAAATTAATTACACTACTATCGGGTAAATTGTTATTTGGACCATTTTCATGGAAACCAACAAGTTGACTAGAAAATACATTAGGTTGAATAATAATTTGATATGCACCCACTTTACTAGGGTCGGGGAAATGTTTGTTGAATGTATTTCTATACCCTGCCCTCAATACTATGGTATGACCACCTTGTTTATTGATAGTACCCGCTTCACCTTCGCTTGCTAATATACCGTAACCATCGTGCTTTATTTTTGTTTCAAACATTAATGTAAACGCACCGCCATGTATATCACTTGGTCCACTTGGTGTAGCGGTTATACCACCAAATACCATTAACGGGTCATATACTGCAAATTGGTCGGATGTTGCACTTGGAATAGTTGCTCTACTAAAATGCCCATCAATCAATAATTTTTCTTTAACTCCTAAAGTAGCGGTTCTACAAGCCTTGTGTTTATGATATAATCCTTGATATGCAGGATGCGCCCAATGACCCGGCATAACAGCCATAGTAGCATTTACAAAGTGATGTCCCATTCTTGGTACAGCCATAGGTGTTAAATTCATACCTTCAAAATAATCTATTAAAGAGCCATCAGCACCACCTTCAAATCTATAATATGCTATTCCATCAGTTTCCCCCGCTAATAATTCATTATAAACTTCACCTAAACCTATCTTAGATTGCCTAATAATTTGATGTTTAGCATCGGGGCTATTACCACTTACTTCTGCATGGTCACGCAATCTTCTAGCGGCATAAAATCTAGTATTACCTGCGGGTACAGGGAATGATGGGTATATTTTGACATTAGAATATGTAATAGTTGGTAAACTAGCAAAGTCAATATCTTCTATATTTTCATTTTTATAAAGTATTTTAGCCGCTTCTTTTGTTAGAACTGGGTTATAAAACTCGGAAGTACCGCTTACACCTCTTGATTCAATCACTGTACCAGTTAGCAAACCCTCTTGTCCTGTATCTGTATTTTTAATTCTATAATATACACTACTATCAACATCGTTTCTATTTGCAGGTTTAACACCATCAAATGTACGAATTGATATATCGAAAATATTACCATCAAGAATACCATTTATTGTTAGTTTGTCGGGGTCGCTAGCAGTTATTGATAATTCTTGAGTTACCACACCACCTGTATGAGAATATCCTACAGGATATTTTTCAGTAAACCCTAAAGATTTTTTAGTAACATGGAAAAATAATGTACGGTCATGTTGTTTATATGATGTGTTTAATGGATTGTTACCAGTAGTTTCAGTCCATCTTTTTTTAGTGCTGTCGGGGAATTTTATGTCACCATCTAATTTTTGACTTATATGTTCCCAACCGTAATCTTCGTATGTTGGTCCTAGCCTCGGTGAATCAATAGTTACTGCACCCGCTTCTCCATTTAATTTATCAAAGTCTTCATCGAATATTTGCCCCGCACCATTATGATTATTATGTGACGGCCTCATCATACCGCCGCTACCTATTGTTTCATGTTGGTAGGCTTGTATACTATCAAAGCCCGACCTAACAAGTATATTACCGGGTATAGTATTAGGGTCGGGTAGTTGAATTTCTAAGTTAGGTTCTACATCAACATACTTTTCTTCATCGGATTCTACTGCCGGTGCTAAACCTTCCGATGTTCTATCGGATACTTTTCTAAATCCTCTAATGATTGTTCCAAACGGAGAGCCACCTTCTATAGTATGTATTTGTCCAGTATCATCTTCTACTGATATTGATTTAAATTGCATTTCTTCATTTGGTATAATTAACACATTTCTTAATTCACTTGGGTTTTTAGTTGCATGTTGAGGATGCATTAATTCTTGCGCTTGAATAATAGGGAACATAGAACTGTTAGTTGTTTCAAAACTAAATCTATTATTACCAAATATTTTCTCACCCATTGTAAGTGGTGCGTTATTTTTAACACGAGTGATTAATGGAACTGCACCCAATCCTTTAGCGTTACTACTTGGTAGGCTTAGGTTACCACCATCCATACGCTTCCAAACTATATTTTCAACTGTAAAATTCTTTGAAGGTGCATTTTGATTTATTAAGTGTGCATTTAAATCTCCAATCCATGCTTCATCTTCTACTGTTCCATAATCTGCTTGAAGTTCACTTTGGTCTGTTAAAAATTTACCTTTAGCGTTATTTATAGCACCTTTTTCATCTCCGTTAAATAAGTAAGATGCAGGACTGATTTCTAAATCTTGTACTAAATCTCCTGTTGGATGTAAACAAGGCGTAGCATTAGAAACATCGTCATTTCCAAATGCAATTAACTTAGCAGTTACAGTAGTAGGGGAAGAAATAGAAGTTGGAGTGGTATTGATTACAAATGTTGTACTATTAGTTATAGAAACTATTTGTGTGTTTATTGGTAAGTTGGCATGTGATAAATATAAACCTACAGCAAGACCGGCAGTACTTGATATTCCAACATTTGAACTACTAGGATTTAATGTAATACCTAAATCTATTGAATCAGTTTTTGATAATAACGGGTATGATTCATGCACCCCTAATTCCGTATAAGTTTCAGTTGGTATTTGTAGATTAGGTGTGATAAGTGCCTCTACTTTTGGACCGGCTGTAGCGGGTGCTATGAAACGATTAGCCCCATGGAATCTTTCATCCCATCGTGTTGTTCCTGCATAAGTAATTGCAGTAGCGGCGGCAGTTCCCGTTTTAGTTGCAGACACTACATTTAACCAATCTCCTAAACCAGTTATTCCATCCCTGTCATACTTTGCCACTAAAGGTAATTCACTTTCATGACTTACTACTAAGAATGCTCTACTGTACACTGCTTCAAAAGACTCTAACGCATCTACATACTCATCGTCGCTTGCAGAAAAATTAGGTTGTTGACCATATATACTACCTTGTGAATTAGCAAAAGTATAGTCGTTGTAAAAGCCATTGTTAGTACCTAATCCCATGTTCCATATATAAGGTTTTTTAAGTGGGAATACAGTTGTTGTAGCAGGTCTACCATTTACTCTAGGACTTGATTCGGGGCTATTAGGCATAGGTCGTATATGTGAAAAATGACCTAATGAACCCATACAAGAGTTAGATGAACCGTATGGTGAGAAACCTAACTTTTGATACCAAGCACCTAAACCTGCGGCGTATAACTTAGTTCCACTTACAGTTTCAACTTCTAAAGAATTTAGATATGAATATCTTTCTCCTGCCCAACCCACTGCACCTACAGGTCTTGTTCTGTCTATTGCATCTACAAGACCGCTAAAGTGTACTTGTGTCATGTGGTCACGAGTTGCTTCATTTTCATTGTTGAAACGATGTACACCGGCTTTACTCCATACGAATATTTTGTTACATTCTTGTGTTGCTTTTGTACCACCACCATTTACCGCCGCAAGATGACCACCTCCGATATTAGCAGGGTGGATAAG